CAATTCCCTTATCTTCAAGAGTCTTCTTTGTCTGCATCTGCTCTTGTGCAACAATCGCTTCGTAGTAGTCCTGCGCACTTGTGATAGGTTTTCCGGTTATAGGATTGGTATAACCTTTAAACTTCTCCGCGAACTGTGCGTCAATCTGCTTCTGCCTGCGTTCTGCACTTCTTCTTGCATCTGCATAAATCGCGTTCTTGTCAAGCTCCGGTTCCTCGGTTGCTTCGGGTTCTTCGGTTGCTACCTCTTCACCTTCGGTAACTTCGGCATTGACTTCTTCTGTCTGCTCGGCGGGTTCAGACTCGTTTACGCCGATAATTTCTTCTTCCATATTCATCTCCTATTTTTACGCTTTTAGTGCGAATTTATATAAAACCCTTATGGGCCTTATTCAAATATTACGGGCTGTTCATACTCTGCTTTTTCCACAACCTGATCTTTGTTCTCACAGTTGGGATTTACACAGATGAACTCCATAACGTTAAATAACTTCTGATCCCTGACTACATACTTCGAGTTTTTAACTCTCAAAAGGTTTTTACATTTGGGGCATAGGTGTTCCATTCTGTACTCCTTGTAACATCTGCATTATCTGTTGCTGTTGCATCTGCTGTTTCTGTTCTTCCATCTTGTCAGCAAACATCTGTCTTATCTCGGAAGCATGGGGATAATCGTTCTTCTCCATGAAAGTCCAGTAGTTAAGTAATGTGTTGGGATCATCGAGTGGCCCGAAAGCACCCGTCTGTAATTTCAGGTCAATCTGCTGCCACATTGCTTCTCGGTTCATCATGATTGTGGAAGTAGGGTCTACTTCAAAGATGAACTCGTCATTCCAATAAAGGTTTCCACTCTCGTCCATCTTTAAGAACTCATAACGATTAAAGTGGGTAAACTCATAAGTGCCATCCGGTCTTTTAGTGGATAGCGCTACGGGCTGGTCCGCATACGCTAACATGAACTTGAACATTACTTCATAGAGTCTGCGGTATGCTTCCTGCTTCATGATTCTCTTTGATTCCATACGGCCTGCTGCCTGATTGATGGAATACTGTTTTGCAGTACCGGATACTGCGGAAGCATCGTACTTACCCTGGTAAGCATCGGTGATACCCAAAGTAGACCTTGCAGCTTCGTAGTTATCACTCATTGCGATTCTGTCATAACTGATATCCGCAACAAGGTTATGCACACCGATCATCGAAACGTCATTAGGGTTCTCGACTCTGACAATCTTTAACTCTTCGTCAGTAGTTTCAATTTTCTTATTCTGGGGAAGTGTTACGATGGAACCACCCTTCAAGATTTTCTCCTGCAGTTTGGAACCATACTTCTTAATTGCATCCTGCTGATCTTCGATTACTGCAGCATCGGATACACCTAAAAGACTCTTTGATTTAGAAACGTTACGTCTTAACACAAGTGGCATAACGTTGGGCTTATAGTAAGGGATCTGCGTATGCTTCCTTGTGATTTCCATTTTAGGCTGTCCTAACTCGTCAACCATAGGAAGTCCGTCTTCTCCGACTACCGGAGTTTCTTCATCCTCATACGCGGGGATTCTCATTCTTTCACCATTCTTATCAAGTGAAAGACTTATGATATCTTCTTCTACTTCTTCGTACTCTTCGATGGAAGTTTCAAAAGACTTTGAACCACATTCGCACACGTCACCTTCTTTGACTCTGCCACACTTCTTACAGCGGGTAAGCCTGCGTGCCTGGTAGTTTTCCATATCTTCAAGGATGGTATCACCACACCATGTAAAGATGCCGATTTCACCATTCTTGTCTCGATAATATGTCTTTATAACAGTAACAAGCTCGTCATTGATCTCCTTGTTACCTTCTGCTTCCGTGTTCTTCTCGTCAGATACATCAACGTCATAGTTACGTTTAACCGCATCCTTTGTCATGGTTATGAGAATGAACACATAATCAAGCTTATAAGGGTCAGTAACACCCGCCTGGGGGATTACTGTCTGTGGACTACGTTCATTTATTTCAAGGCCACCTATGGTACAATGTGAGCCTTTACGGGTATCCCATTCGGTATGATACCAGTCACCACCCTGAACAGTAATAACACGTTCAGACACGTCATTCATTTCCTTAAACCGGAGAAGACGTATCTCATTTAATAACATCTGTTCAATTATCTGTGCTTGTGCCTGGTCTTCCTCATGAATTGCCGTGACTTTAGGCATGGGGATTGAAGAGTCAACTTCTGTTTCAAGTAACTCATAGACGATATTTCTGACGTTCTCTGACTGCTTATTGGCGATTCCACCGCCCTTATTCTTTGATCTACGGGTGAAAGCGTCACCATCATAAAGCATTTCCTGATTACGCATACGCTCTAATGTTTCAGCATACGCGTCTTTTGCTTTAGTGTATTTAGATTTCCACTCATCAAGTTTGTTCTGCTGCTTAATGGCTTCTTTCATCTTTTTGAACCACCTCATAATCTCGGTTCTCCGTATAGTTCAATCATCCGCTTCTTTGTGTCTTCGTCAGCGTTCAGATAATCTTCAATAAGGTCTTCTCTCCACTTCTTTCCCTTTGCCTTCGGTACTTCCGCAGCGGTAGTCCACCATACACAGAAATAACGTAAGCTATCGGGATCGTGGGTCAAATCATGGGGTTTCTTTGCATATACGTTTGGCTGTTTATCATCCTTCTGGATTTTCTTTAAACAGTTATAAAGATTCGGTGCTTCGTCTTTTAGTAAGGTCAAACGACTCTTCTTACCTTCTCTTGGACGTAGCCACTCTTTCATTGCCGCGCATCCGGCAGGGAAATCCCTGGAAGTCTTCGTCAGATTTACTCCGGCTTCGCGCCAAAGCTCCGCCCTGCTCTTACCATTTAACTGACTTCGGTTCCAAAGATCAGGCGGTGCAAGGAATAACGTTACGGGTTCAGTACATAGGTCAGTTAAAACTTCGGCTGCTTGCCCTATCGTTAAATTAGGGCTGTCATATTCACGATATACTTGGGCTTCGCCCATCTCGTTTATCCGTATCCAATGTGCGGAGAACATATCAAGTCCGTAGTCAATCGCTACATAGTTCTTTGTATGGCCCGCAAGGGGTTCACTCGTTATCGTATTGACTTCATTTACTTCGGGGAAAAACGATCCACCAGGGATTGTCAACGCTTCCTCGATTGTCGCGGGATACTCCTGGGTAATTAAGTCTCCCAGTACACGTTTTGTCTCTTCATACCATGTTGCGTCTCTTGAAGGGTCTGCATACCAGGGGATGAAGATTTTATTAAACCCGTTATCGGGATCAGTAAACAAGTTCTCGAACAAGGTTCCACGTTTAATGGTAGAAATAAGTATGACTTTTCCACCATCAGGGCTATTGATAGTAGGATATGCGGCAGTCCATATTTCTTCCGCCCATTCTTGGAAAGCGTGTTCGTCAATTATCAAAAGGTCAGCGGTGAATGATCTTCCCGCGTTCGGTGATGATGCAAATGCTTTCATCGTTGACACGGGGTTATCTTTATACTTCACTACTAAATCAAGTGCGTTTGCTTTATATGTAGGCCCACTCCATCCGGCAGGCTTATTACGTTCGTCCTGAATTAAGGCGGGCATATTATTGAAAATAAATGCAACTCGTCTTATAAGCTCTTTTGCTTCTTCTTCTGAACGTGACATTGAGATTACAAGTCTTCCGGTTCTCGTTAACAAAAGATGTGCAGCGATATGAACCGCTAACCATGAAAATCCCAACTGACGTGCTTTTAACGCGATATTAAGCCGATGATCTACAATCGAATGAAGGGCATCTCTTTGTGCATCCCACAATTTAAACGGCTGTACTAATTCAACTCCGACTTTCTTGACTTCGATGTGTCCGTACTTCTCGATGAAATACTCGATGTGATTGGCACAATACTCTATCTCTTGTCTGCGTAGTTTATCTATTTCCGTCATTGAGTCTGCTCATTAGATTATTCATTAACTCTCTGTCAGCATCCGTCATGATATCCATGTTGACTTGTTCAGTAGGTTTCTCTCCGGCAGTGTCTCGCAACGCTTCAAACGCACCGACACATCCGTCCATTGCTTTCGCGACTAACGCATCAACAACTTCTTCACGGATGGTCTTTCCGGTCACGGGGTTCTTACTCTCCAGGGCAACTAATATCGCATCCCTGAAAGTTCTCTGCTCTTTCAACTTAAGCTGTGATGCTTTACCACCCGCACTCTGTATCTCACGATCCGCACTTGTAAACGGATGAAGTTTTTGATTATTCCTTCCTTTCATCCTTGTCTGGCTTTCGTTGAAGGTGGCAACCGGAAGCATGTCAAAGTATTCTTCAAAGTCACTATCAGAAACAACGGGTCTTCCTTTTTCATCCCGCTTACACTCTGCTAACAACTTATCTACATACGCTTGTCTTTCCGTTTCTGTCATATTATGT